GGCAACGCTACTTTTATTCTTGATGCCACTACAGGAAATGCCACTTTTGGCGGTTCGGTAGTGGGTGCTTCCATCAACATACCTGATGCCACTAATCCTAAATTTTCCGTTGACACTTCAGGAAACACGGTAGCAAAATCAATTTCCATAATTCAGCAATACACAGCGGGAGAAAATTTAACTAAAGGAAGATTAGGAGTTTTAAAGCATAAAATATGTTCTTGGGGGGACGATGCTTTAGCCGATAAGGATACAACGGCTATTTTATCTGATTTTGTTTATGTTGATGAAGGAGACCCGACCACCAACAAACAAGGAGGAGCGACTCCACTCACTTTAGTTAAACTTGGGATAACAACCTCTCCAGCAGGAAATCATCTTTGGATTTATGGAAAAATAAATTTAACTGGAACTCCCCCTAATCTTCCCGGTTGGGAAGAAGTGGAAGATGTCAGATTGAGAATTTATGTTGGAATAACTACAGTAGCCGCTCAAACTCAAACTTGTTATTTAAGAAGATTAACCGCCGCTTTTGATTCAACCACTATTACTTGGAATAACAAACCGGCTAATGATGGAAAAAATTGGGCGACTGCTTCTACTGGAACTGCGGTATTGTCTGAAACAATGGCAATAACATCAGGATTAAAGAATACAGGATATATTGAATTTGATATTACTAATCTTTATCGTCTTTGGGAACTTGGAACGTATGCCAATTATGGTTTTGTTATAATAGGAGGAAATGATTCAGCTGATGGATATTCTCAAGTGGGAGGGATAACGAGAGTGGGAGGAGATTCTTTTGAGCAAGCTCCTTATCTTAGAATTATTCCAACAGTAGATAACCCAGGAAGCGGAAATGTAATAACAGTCAATGATGGGAAAGTTTATCACGCTGATTATTCTGATTACCAGAAGCATAAAAACATTATTGGAATTGTCGGAGAAACAAAAAATTCAGGACAGACGTTTGATATGTATCCTTTAGCGGAAGGTATAACTGTTCCTAATTCTGTTTTATCAGTGTCTTCTGGAAGAATTTATTGGCTTACTGGAACCGCAGGAGAAATAACAACTATAGTAAATGATTCTCCTGATAATTCAGGAATGATAAAAATAGGAAAAGGAACTTTAAGCGGATTACAATTTGAAAAAGACACCAGTCCTATTTTAATAAAAATAGGCAGTTATACTGCTCCGATGCTTCCTCCTCCAATGGCAAGAATGGCAATTATCTATTGGCTTCACAGTGTTCTTCCTTATGAGGGAAGCGTAATAACTGTAAGAAAAGGTTCTTTTGCTTCTCACGATGAATTTAGAAATTGGGATTCTACTGGTCCAACAGGAATAAGAGTAACTGTTTCTTGGGCGGCAGGAACTTCAGGATTATTAAGCGTTAATTATTATAATGGAGCAGGGGTAGAATTAACCACTAATCTTTCTACTACAATTTATTGGTATAAGTAAAATTTAACAAAAAAGTCAAAATATGGTAAAATTAAAACAATAAATAATATGGCATACGCAGGAAATTCTATAGTTGATTATTTAAAAAGTGTCGGACAAGCGAGTGATTTCACAAGCCGAAGCAAATTAGCCCAGCAATACGGAATAACAAATTATACCGGCACTTCTGAACAGAATTTGAATTTGCTTGGTATTTTAAACAAACCGACAACTACTACTACCATAACTCCGTCTCAAACTCAATCTTACCAAAACCAGATAAATGAAATCAGCAAACAAATTCAAACTATCACTCCTCAAGTTCAAGCGATAACAGCCCCGACCGCCACTCAAATCCAATCTTCCCAAGCGGCCACATCTCCAACCTTACCTACCCCTACTGCTCCGACCATAAAAGAACAATACACTGCTTCTTCTCTGGCTAATTTGGAAAACACCAAGAAAGCGTTGGAAGACACTTACCAAAAACAACTGGCGGCTACTCAAGAGCAGATGAAGCAATCACAGGCAAAGATTGATGAGTTGACTACGCAATATAAAGATACTTTAGAGCAGGCAAAACCGCTCACTGAACCATTCCGAGCAAATCTTGAAACATCAGAAAGGCAAAGATTAAAAGTGGAAGAAAACTATTTTGCCAATCAAACTTTAGTGAGTGAACTGGAAACTCTTTTGACCGATGTGAATACTTCTCTTCAGGCGGAAAAAGACATTACCGGACTTGCTTCCATCAGAGAACCGAGAATTGCTGAAGCGACCAATAAAGCTACCGCCAGAATTGGTGTGATTGAAGCGACTATGGCGGCGAGAAACAATCAAATATCCGTAGCGGAAAACTTAATAGACCGGACTTCCGCCGCCATTACGGCTGATCGAACGGATAAACTTAACTATTACAACACCCTTCTTTCTTTCTATGATAAACAACTTGACACGGAAGGAAATAAACTTATTACTCTTTCTAACGATGAAAAAACTTGGCTTAAATCTCAAGTGAGTTTATTGGAAAATGATTTAGCGACAAGCCAAGCTAATGTGGAAAATATCAAACAAGCGATGCAAGACCCTGACACGGCAATGTCTTACGCCCAATCAGGAGTTACCTTAAACGACACCCCTCAAGAAATTAACCAGAAACTGGCTACTTACGCTTATTCCAAAGAAGTGGCGGACACGAGTAATGAGATGGCGGGAAAAGGTTATACTTATTTGGTTCCGGGACAATCTGCTCCATCTGGAACAGAAACGGTGTCAATAACGGATAGCAAAGGGAATACGAAGCAGTGGTATAAAAAATCGGAAGTTAAAACTACAAAATCAGAAGAACCATTAAGCATACTTGATATTCAAAGATATCAAGAACTTTATCCTGACGCCGGAATTGTTGCCGGAGACACGCAGACTATAGCCAATCAAAAAGTAGCTGACTTAAATAAGCCGGAAGTTAAACTAAAGAATTTGATTAAAGCGGCAAAAGATAATGGAAACGATTATAATACTATATTAAACGAGATAGATAATGATAATACCATTAGTGATAAAAATATGGCGAAGAAAATCGCTTCAGAAGTTTATAATCTTCCTGAAATTACGCCAGTTGAACAAACCCCGATAGAAAAAGAAATAACCAGTTTGAAAAAGAGTGGTAATCTTACTGACGGAGATGTGAGAGATGCGTTAAAAAATAGAGGATATTCTGATGAGGAGATAACATCTTCAAGTGTTGGAACTTATATGCCTTCTCCTTATGGCAGTAAAGTTATCAATTCTATTTCATCATTCTTATTTGGCAAATAATGTCATTATTTGATTTAGCAAAACCAAAAACAGGAATAACAACTACCGGCAAAGGTTTAGCGGCTTTAGCGGTCAAAAAAACTTCTACCACTACGGCAGATTTAGGAACTATTGAAGGACTGCAAACTACGGCGGAGCAGGCAGGATTAGGAACGCAAGCGGCGGCGATAACAGACACGACTCCAAAACTTTCTTTTCTTCAAAGATTGGGAAAAGGATTGGGAGCTTTTAATCCGGCGGAAGCAATTTTAACTGGACAAGAAAAAGGAGTTGGAGAAGGATTGAAGAAATATGCCACTGGAATTATTAAAGGATTAGGTTCGACGATTACTGGAAAAGATATAGAAGGAGAAAGAAGATATTTCTCTGATGTAGCGGAGAAAGCTGGGATAAAAAACGGCATTGCCAAATTTGGCATTGGCTTTGTTGGCGATGTCTTGCTTGATCCGACAACTTATTTTGGCGGAGCAATAGCCAGAGGTATTGGTGTGACCGCCAAAGGAGCGACTGGCGTGGCTTTAAGAGGAGTAGGGAAAGTAGCTCCTGATGTTAAAACTGGACTTGAACTTGTCGGCACGGGCTTACAGGATGCTTTAGGAAGGGCTTTCCAATATGGATTTAAGGCAAGTAAGGGAGCGAAAGAAGATGTTTTAACTTTTCTTTCTAAAGAACAAAAAGCTAAATTAGGTTTAGCGGCTTCAAATCTTGACCGATTAGGAACTGGTGTTTTAACTCAACCCCAGAGAGAGGAATTGGCTTTAAAAATGATTGCTGGAAAGAGGGCGGAGTTCACGGCGAGAGAAGCGGGCGAAGTAGTAGCACCGCAAGTAGATAATACCGTTCAACCCCTCGCCCAAGAAGCCCGTAAGTATAAGAGCGCGGAGGAATTTGTGAAGGCACAGTTTGACAAAAAACCAGAATATGGAATGTCTCATAGACCAAGTTGGGAAGGTATGCCGCCAGCACATAACCTCCTTGAAGGGGATGCTATACCGAGAGATGTATACGAACATCCAGAGTGGTCTATTGCTTCGGGTAGAAACGTAAAAACAGACGTGTCAGCAAGAGAAAGTTGGACAGCACTACAGAAAATAAGAGACAACCCAGACGCAGATATAACTATTTATAGGGCTGGCAGAGAAAATAAGTTAAATACTGGCGACTGGGTTACTTTCTCAAAAGAATATGCAAAACAATCTCTTGAAGGTGATGTTGAAAAAGTTTATTCTTTTAAGGTAAAAGCAAAAGATGTTATTTTTGCTGGAGATGATATAAATGAATTTGGTTATTATCCCAAATCCCAACTCACCGATATATGGAATCAGGCGAATAAAATTATAACAAAAACACCAGCGGATATAGCAAGAGAAACCGCTCTAAAAGGAACTTCTCCAAAAGTGGCAAGTGTTATTGAACAACAAATCGCTCGTTTAAAGAAAATAGGAGAACAGATTGGACTTGAAAATCCTTACGAAGTTTATTTTCCTTTTATCAAGAATGATAAAGTTAAGAAATTTTTGAATGAAAGTAAAGGGATTAAAGTCGGAAGCGAAGGATATAGAAAACAATTCAAAAATCTTCTGACTAATGATAATTTAGAACTTGACCCCGCTAAAGCATTTTTTACTCGTGAGAGTCAGATTGTATCCGACAATATGACGAGAGATTTTCTTTCTGGCTTCGTTAAAAAATACGGTAAAGGATTAGAAGATTTCAAAAACTCAGATGAGGCGTTGAAAGAAGGATACGCCTTAATAAAAGAAAAAGGAATTTTCGGAAAAGATTTGGGTTATGTCAGTAAGTATGACGCTTCGCTTATAAGGGATAGTATTTCTCCCGAATTTCAAAGCATAAATATGCTTGCTAAAGCCACTGGATTTGACGCTTTAACTTCTCTTTTCAAGCGTTCCGTGACTGGATTATTCGCTCCGTTCCATATCAGAAACTATGTGTCAGGGCATATCCAAAACTTTGAAGCGTTAGGAAAAGATGTTTTTAATCCGAAAAATATCGCTATCGGACAGAAGATTGCTTACTTAATGGGAAAGGGTAAAAAAATACCAAGCGGAACTTTGGAAATAGCCGGAAAAACAACGAAGTTTAGCGATGTAATGAAGCCATTTGTGGATAGATTTTCAGGTGATACTTTTTATAACGCTGATTTTGATACGGCTTTAAAATCAGGAAGTGAACTGACTCAATTAAAGGGAGCTTTTGCTCCTTCTACCTTAAAGAAAACTCTTGGTTTCCAAAAAGGTAATATCGTTCCATTAGTGGGGCAAGAAGCAACACCAATGAGAATAGGGAGAGCAGTGGGGCAATTTATAGAACATCAACAGAAAGCTACTGCCTATATCACTGCCTTACAGCAGGGTAAAAGTATAGATGAATCATTAAAACTTGCAGAAGCGGCTGGTTTTGATTATCGGGCGCTAACTCGTTTTGAAAGCCAGATAATGAGGAGGATAATTCCTTTTTATTCTTTTACCCGAAAAAACATAGAACTCCAACTGAAAACTCTCGGAGAAAACCCGCAGAGAATAAACCAAGTGCTTCGTTTCTTTGGTAATATCGGAGAGCAGATACCAGAAGAAGAAAAGAAAAATCTGCCAGATTATCTAAAAGAAAGCATCGGCATAAAATTAAGTGATACTCCAGAAGGATTAAAACAATACATTTCGTCTTTTGGCACGCCTATAGAAGCATTCTCTCAATTATTTGGCAGTAATCCCATACTGCGAGCTTTATCTATGACTAACCCAATAATAAAAGCTCCGGTAGAAATCGGAATAGGCAAGGACAGCTTTAGACAGAGGGATTTGAAAGATGTTTATACTGCCAATGAATATAAAAATGCTCCTCAAGTTCTCAAAGATTTACTGGAAATAAAAGAAGTCAAAAAGCCAGTTTATCAAAATAATAAAAAAGTAGGAGAAAAGATGGCTTACATCGCCGACCCTGTTAAACTTTTAATTGCCCGTTCCCTCTTCACTTCAAGAGGCGTTTCTTATCTTGACCAGTTATTTGGAAATGATTTGAAAGGATTTGTGAAAGTATTGAAAACCACCACCGGGCTAAAACCGCAACAAGTGGATATTGAATTCCAAAAATACTTTACTGATTTAGACAAGCAGAGAGCTTTGGAAGATTTATTAAATAGATACGGAGTTGTTAAAAAGTTTTCTAAAACTTATATCCCAAAATAATTAACAAATAGGAGTCCATCCAACACACCCATCTACATATAAAGAAAGTAAAAATGTTAAAGCTATTATACCAAAAGGAACCATTAAAATATAATAAACAACTTTCTCTTTATTGCTTAATCCTCCTTCGTCATTTTCTAATTTAGCATAACTATAACCGCCAACTATTAAAAATAATAAAAATATGTATGTCATTACTTAACCAACTACCAAACTAATACTAAAATGTCAATACCCCAGAAAATAAGAGTCCTCATAGATTACTTCATAATAGCCACTATAGTTCTCGGCTGTATTCTGCCTTTCTCAAGAGATTTATGGTATTCAGTTGATTATTTGATAGTCATTTTATTGTTAATTAGAAGAACTTTTTTCAATGACTAACGATGAATTTTACAAAAATAAGACGTGGGAACTAATAATGAAAGAAATGAATCAACTCTACGAAGAGATAAAAATTCTGCGTCAAGAAGTGGGAGAACTTCGCAAAGAAATAAACGACATCAGAGGAATTTTCAAATGGACGGCGGGGATATTCGCCACGATATCTTTTATTCTTTATTTTTTAAAAGATTGGCTGGCTTCCGGCTTTAAAAATATAATTTCAAAATTATGAAACACATTTTTATTCATCATTCAGCGGTTTCCCGAAAAGACAATCCCGACCAATTTGAAGCGATAAATAACTACCATAGAGGGAAATGGGGAATATTGTCATCTCTCGGTTTCTATGGAGGATATAACTACCATATTTCTTCCAATGGTTCAGTCCGCAAATATCGGAAAGTAGGAGAGGAAACAATGGCTCAAGTCGGTTATAATTTTGATGGAATTTCTATCTGCCTTGATGGAAACTTTGACGCGGAATATCCCACGCAAAAACAAAAAGACGCACTTGGAAATCTATTAGTGGAACTTGTGGAAGAATACGGCATATCTCCCGACAATATCAAACCGCATCGAGCGGTAGCTAACAAAACTTGTCCGGGAATGAATCTGAAAGATAACTGGGGTCGTAATCTTTATTTTGAATACAAACTTGGAAAGCTGAAAGCCCTGTTGATAAAACTGCTGGCATTACTCGGCAAAAAGTGAGATAATAAATAAAGGTCAAAGTTTATAATTAAATTATAAAAATATGAATGAAATAATTTTAAATAGTTCTTTAGTCGCTTTAATTATAGGCACCTGCCAAGTGGCAAAAAGCGCGGGAGTTCCAACAAAATTCATCCCATCCTTAGCAATCCTGTTCGGACTCGGAGGTTCTGCTTTCTTTTTCTTTGATGGCACAACCGCTCAAGTAATATTCACAGGAATAGCTTACGGGCTGGCTTCCGTTGGACTTTTCTCCAGCGTGAAGAACACAATTAAGTAAAAACATATTCAGTCGCTATTTTCAAATTTGGCGATATTAGGGGTTATCTTGCTTTCAATGACAAATAATACCTTTGTTGGTGAAAAATCTACTGTAGGGGCAATTTCAGGGCAAGAAACAGCCGAATATAAGGAAGTATCAGAGATAGTTAAGAAGATTGAAGCATTAGAAAGATGCGATACGGGAAAAGACGGAAAAATCTTGGATTCCAATAATGAGTATTCTTACTCTTGTTTATGTTTTCAGGAGAAAACTTTTATAAGTTATTCCAAAAAATTCAATCTTTTTCCTTATGCGGAAGAAGGAGAATATCTTAATTTTATCAACGACTGCGAAGTTCAGGAAAAATTGGCTACTTTAATGATAAATGACGATATAAAAAATTTATCGCATTGGAGAAATACGGCTATTAAATTAAAATTATTGGATAAATAAAATATGATTAAAGAAAAGTGCGGAGGAAAAAGAAAATAAGATTAAAATAGCGTGGGGGAAAAGTAGGGGGTTTCTAACTCCCTATTTTTGTGGTATGATTTTATTATTATGAAAGAATTAGTGGATTTAATTTCCGAGAAACATAAAGTGGGACGCAGTTTTGCGAGAAAGTTGGCTCTCGCTTCTTTGAAAGACACCGACAAGGAATTCAAAGAAAAAAAGAAATACCAGAAGAAGAAAGAAACTTATTGGCTCAACGGAAAAGAATTTGAATATGGAAATTGAAAATAAAATAATTTATGAATAAACATCAAAAAGGCAACCGCACTAAACTTAAAATCAAACGCTATTTTGAAAGATTAGGTTATCAAGTTGGAGATTTGGAAAAATCAGGACGATTTATAAAACAAAAAGATGTTTTTGGGGCGGACATCGTGATTATGAATGAAAAAAAAATTATTTTTATTCAATGTAAAAGCAATAAGAACGATGTTCCTAAAGGAAAAAAAGAATTTCAAAAATACTTTTTTCCTTCTGAAGTTGAAAAATGGATTGTTTTATGGGAGGACTATGAAAAAAATCCTAAGATTTTATTTTTATGAAATTGAATAATGAAACCAAAAAATAAAAAAAGTTTAGATAGAAAGTTTATGGGAGAATTTAATTGCGGTATTTTTAAAAATGAATTTATATTAGGAGTGAATTGCGAATATGATGATTTTTTAAAATACGCTAAAGAAACTTATTGTAGCGAAGAATTTATAAATTATATTAAAGAAATTAAAGAAGATTATAAAAAATATACGGATACGTCCAATGGATTTGTTAATTTTGATTATAAAAAAGGATATGGGATTTTAAATTTAAAAAAATTTGAAGATAGTTGGGAGTTTTATGAAATTATGCTTCACGAAATATGCCATATAGTTGATTTTATTTCCGAGCAAAAACACCTTGAAAAAGAAATGGAAGCCAGAGCGTATTTAACGGAATATCTTTTTAAAGACATTAGAAAAAAAATACAGAAATTTTATTTATAGCATAACCTTTTCCCATTGACAACGTTCTATTAAAGTGAGAGTATATACTCACCCGTGAGGGGAAAAGTTTAAACGAAAACAGCAATTTACCAATTATGCAGTAAGCCAATGAGTTGCTGTTTTTTTATTTTATCATTTTATGTGGTATAATTATATTGACGCATTCAGCTTATCTTTGTCTTTACTTCGGTTCGGTAAGCAATCTAACTACTGAATGGCGAGAGTAAGCTACAGCTCTCATACCTACCAAGAGGAAACTTGGAGAGCCGTTCGTTCTCCTTCGGCATAAAAGCCAAGCGGAAGAGCATCCGTGAAGGAGAACGAATTAATAAATAGCAAAACCGTTCCGCCTTTGTGGGGCGGTTTTAGTTTTTTAAACAAAAAATCCCGCACTACAAGCAGGGTAGGTTGTCGGTGGCCAAACAAAAAGACTTTTTGTTTGATTACCTACAAGTGTAGGCAGTCAAGTGATGCAATATCACCTTTCAACCCACACTGCTTGTAAAGCAGGATTACTGCTTTTTATTTGGACTTCCTCGGGCATCACACCGAGTTAAATTTTCAAATTACTTTATCTATAACGAATAATTATATATCTTGGTTACTACTTCTTAAGATTATGCTATAATTTTATCAATGAAATCAAATCAAATCAATAGGGAATCAGAAATCAATCTTTCTAAACCCCAATTTCACCACACCTATCCCATAACGACATAAATTGACTTTTTTAGTTATATGTGTATAATGTAAGTCCTTTGAAGTTTTCCACCTTTCTGGGGAGCGACCAGTCTGGTATAATGAAAGTGAATAAAAAAATTTAAAAAATCGCTCTTAGGGCGTTTTTTCTGTCTTTAGTTTTTAACCGAAAACAAAAAAGCCGCCCAGTATAAAACTGAACGGCTTTGAAAGTTGCTTAGACTTTCCTTGATGAAACCTCTTCCTTTTTGGAAGAGGTTTCTTTTTTTTATAACACCTATTAGTTTCTTCGGCGGTTTTAGTTTTTTATGGTATGATAAAAACAGAATAGAAGCGGACGCATTTTTATAAAGCCGAATTTCTATTCATAGTTTATAATCCTCCGCCACCTTACTCCTCATCCCGTTCCCTGTTTCAAATAAGAACGCTTGAGCTGTTTGATATGACGGAGGATTTTTGTTTTTAAATTGTGGAAAACTATATTTGATTTATAAAATAGAGAGATTATAATAAGAGTATGTCTAAAATCAAAAAACAATTTAATAATTTAATTACGAAAAGAGGACTACTTGTTTGCCGAGAGGCAACTGGTTTTTTTGAACCAGAGACAGCAGGTAGTCCTCTTTTCGTCGTTTTATAAACTATGAAAGAACGCTTAATAAATACAAGATTTTGGAGTGATAATTGGGTGAGAAAATTAAACGCTTTAGATAGATATTTATTTATCTATCTTCTCACGAACGAACACACAAATATAAGCGGAATTTATGAAATCCCTATTTCCACTATGGCTTTCGAAAGTGGTATAGACGAACGAGATTTGGAAAAAACAATGCTTCCAAAATTGAAACCGAAGGTGTTTTATAAAGACGGATGGATAATTCTGAAAAATTTTGTTAAATACCAAAGAATAAAAAGCGAGTCAGTAGTTATTGGTATTAAAAAATCGCTTAATGAAGCCCCAAAATCAATTTTAGAGTATGCTAAAAAACAAGGATATTGGGATGGTGTAGGGGTCATCCCCCCCTCATCCCATATACTTGAATCTGAATCTGAACTTGAATCTGAAGGGGAGGGTCATCCCCCCCTCATCCCCCAAACTATTTCTTTAAAAGAACAAACCCAATGTTTAATCTCAGATTATAAAGGTCGGGTGGAAAAGAATTTTGGCTTTATCCCTTTAGTGAAGTCGCCAAAAAGCGTCCAATCTTTTATTCAAGAGTATGGTTTTAAAAAAGCGACCGAATTTAATAGTTGGCTGAACGATTCCTTTTATTACGACAAACGAAAAGATTACACTCCCTCTATTAGTGATTTTTCTAAAGAGTGGATTATAAATAAATTTTTAAAAGAAAATGGAAAATAAAACATTAGAAGAAATAAACAATCTCTTAAACGAGATTGAGGAAAAAAAGAAAGATAGACCAGCAAAAGAAAAATTGGCTTCTTTTGAAATGGCTCTCCGTGATTATCGTGGGGAAGACCAAGTTATCAGTTTTCAGGATTATTGGGATATTTTAAAAAAAGACAAGCCGGAAGTTTATTCTTTTCCTGTTGGCATTTCCGGATTGGATAAAATGACGGATGGTTTCCAAGAGGGAGAGTTAGTGATTATTTCTGGACCTACCGGTCAAGGTAAAACTTCCCTACTTCAAACTTTCACTAAAAATATCGCTGAAAAAGGAGTCCGTTCTTTATGGTTTTCTTTTGAAGTTCAAGCGAGGCAGTTTTTGGAAAAATTCGGCGAGCCGCTTCCGATTGGATTTATTCCTCAATCTGTTCCGACCAGACAGCTTGTTTGGATTGAGAGAAAAATCATAGAGGCGATAGTGAAATATGGAGTTAAAGCCGTGTTTATAGACCACCTTCACTACATCATTGACTCCGTAAAAATGAAAAATATCTCGCTGGAAGTTGGAAATGTGGTTCGGGATATTAAGCGGATGGCGCTAAGATATAACATCACTATCTTTCTGGCTTCTCATTTGGCTAAAACAGGATTTGAAGACCGCATCGGATTAGAAGACATTAGGGACTCAAGTTTTATCGCTCAAGAAGCGGATTTTGTCGGCATCTTATGGAGATTAACAGATAAAAATCAAAAGAAGTGGGAAGCGAGAGAGCAAGGCACGATTTATCTTGACGAGTCGGTTTTGTCTTTACAAAAAAATCGCCGCTCCGGTAAGCAGGGGTCGGTGCGACTGAAGATGAGAGATAACTTTTTTTACGAGACGGATTTAGACCACATAGAACCGGAGGAAAACATTTTATTATGAGATTTACTCCAACGGAGCAGGAATTGGAAATTGAAAAAGAAACCGAGAATACCTTGCGGGCGGTGAAACTTTTAATGGAAATATCCGAAAAATATAATTTACAATTAAATGATTTAATAAAACTACAATGGCAGAACTTGGAAGAATACAAAAAATTCGCGCGGAAATAAATAAACTTGTCTTAAAACTTCGTAAAGCTAAAAATCACATTGAAGAAGATTTTATTAAAATTAAAATAGATAAGCTGGAAGAAAAATTATATGAACGAAGAAATTAAAAACAAAATAATCGCTCTCCGAAACGAAATTCAAGACGGCAACCTTGACCCTTATCGGGTGAGCGAAATGCTCGTGGAACTTACTTCTCTTTTTGCTAATGCCAATGAGGAGGTCATTGACGCTTCTTTGGAATACAACCGGAAATTATTAGTAATCTCTGAAGATTCCGAGTCGGTCGCTAAAGCCAAACTGAAAGCGGAAACCACTGAAGAATGGCGGCGGAAAAGACAGGCGGAAAATTTGAAGGAGTGGTGCGTGGAGATGATAAGGAGTTTGAAGTATTTTATTAAAAGTAAAATTGAGGAATTAAAATAAAAACAATGAAACAAGAAACAATAAATAAACACATCAAGCAAGAAATGCTTTTTTTGAGAAAGGAACGGAGAGCGTGAATAGAATGGCGAATAGTCCGAAGAGTTCAGACGACCTGACAAAAAACGAAAAATATCAGAACAGAAAAAAAGAACTTTATGATAAATTGGGGTGGAGCGATAAAATTAAGAAAGAGAAAATCATTTTTGAAGATAAAATCAAAAAATAGTTTTCCACTTGTAAAGGGGGCGAAGTGGGAGTATAATAAAATAAAGGTTGGATATTACGACTCTAACAGCAATAAAATAATAATAATTGCATTTATTAAAACGAGTCGTGTTTAAAAAAAATAAAGACCCTAACAGCAATTAAAATTAAACAACAATCTATTAAATTGTAAAAGTTAAACGGGTCTTGTATAAAAAAATATGAAACATTTAGAAAATTTAGAAATTAAAAAAGAAATAAGTGAGATTAAGAACACTAATAAGTTTATTGATAATTTATATACAGAAACTTCTAAAGGATTAACGGAGAATGAGGCGGTTACTTTTATTCGTTCCGGTTCTGCTCTCTTGGATTTTTATGCTCAAGCTGGAGCAATGCGAAAAAATAAAGATGTTGCTTTGGATTTATTTAAAAAAGCATTTTCTGAAGATAGGTTAAAAGCTGTTCGCATTTTATTCTATTTGAGAGATGTGAGAGGAGGACAAGGAGAAAGAGATTTATTTAGAATTTGTTTAGAGTGGTTAGGTACAGATTATCCTGAAGTTTTTGGAAAAATAGTGGAATATGTTTATTTTTATGGTCGTTGGGACGATATGTTTTTTGATAATCCGAAGTGTTTTGAAATTATAAAAAGACAAATTGAAGAAGATAAAAGAGAAGATACTCCGACTTTACTCGCCAAATGGATGCCGACTATCAACGCCTCCAGTAAAGCAACAAGAAGTAAGGCAAGATTTATGGCGGGAAAATTAGGAATGAAAGAAACTGAATATCGCCGGACAATCAGAGCGATTAGGAAAAAAATAAAAGTAGTGGAGGAAAAGATGTCTGCCAGAAAATGGAGTGATATAAACTATTCTTCTGTTCCAAGTCAAGCCTCAAGAATTTACAAGAATGCTTTCAAAAAACACGATGAGGAAAGATACAATACTTTTATTGAGAAGGCGGAAAAAGGAGAAGTAAAAATAAATGCTAAAACTCTTTATCCTTATCAGATTTATAAGTCGGTCAAAAATGATTACTCCAAAACATTAGAGGCATTATGGAATCAATTGCCTGACTACACCCAAGGCAAGAATGCTTTAGTTGTTGCTGATGTTTCAGGTTCAATGGAAGGAGACCCGATGTCAGTTTCAGTTTCTTTAGCTCTTTATTTTGCGGAAAGAAACAAAGGACAATTCAAGGACTACTTTATTACTTTTTCAGGTAATCCAAGATTGCAAAAAATACAAGGTCAGACTTTGTTAGATAGAATAAATAGTATTGAAAGTTCTCAATGGGATGGGAATACAAATCTTCAAGCAGTGTTTGATTTGATTCTTAATACTGCAATTAAAAACAACACTCCAATTGTTGACTTGCCAGAAACAATTTATATCATTTCAGATATGGAATTTGATGAAGCAATAAACTCAAGGTATGAAAGCGATACTAACTTTGAAGTGATTAAAGAAAAATATAGAAATGCTGGATATAAAAAACCAAATATTGTTTTTTGGAATGTTAACGCAAGAAGTGGAAAGAATCTACCAGTTCAAAAAGATGAAAATGATGTTGCGTTAGTTTCAGGATTTTCTCCGGTAATTTTTAAAATGGCGGTAGAAAACAAAACTCCAATTCAAGTTATGGAAGACACAATCAATTCAGAAAGATATTCAAAAATTGTTATATAAGATAAATGCCTAAACAAAATAAGAGTAAGAAGAGAGAAACAGCCAACATCAAAATCAGAGTGCGAATAGCGACAAGAAGAAATTTAAAAGTGAACGCCGCCAAACTTGATATGACAATTTGCGATTATATAGATTATTTGTTGGGTTTTGATAGGAAGTGAGTTTATCCACAGGGGGGATATTGACGGGGGCGGTGTAGTCATATATACTGACAGAGTAGCACTTTAAATACACAGCTACTTGGGCGAAGGAAAGGAGAGGGCAAGACGAATTGGCGAGAGCTGGTTCCATCTCAAATCTCCTTTCTAAAAATTAAAATTAAATAAAATAAAAAAATGGACTTACAAGATTATAAAAAAGAATACGATTCATTAAGTGACAAAAAGTGTTTATCTGGAGATGAGGCATTAGAAGAGGTCAAACAAGATGGAGATGCCTTGCGGTATGTCAAAGACCAGACTACCGAGATATGCCTTGAAGCTGTCAAACAAAATGGATATGCCTTGCGGTATGTCAAAGACCAGACTACCGAGATATACCTTGAAGCTGTCAAACAAAATGGATATGCCTTGCAGTATGTCAAAGACCAGACTCCCGAGATATGCCTTGAAGCTGTCAAGCAAGATGGATGTGCCTTGCGGTATGTCAATTCAGATTTATTTAATGATTGCGATGATGACAAAGTGAGTTAAATGGGAAAAAATATAAAAGAATAAATTAAAATTAAATAAAATAATAAAATGTTTGAAACAATAATTAAAGAAAAATGGGTCGGCAATATGAGTATTGCCTATCCAAAAAAGGTTCTTTCTTTTTGGTGGGAGGTGTTGGCTGGGCTTGGTCTTATGGCTTTAATGTTTGGAACTTTTATCCTTTATTGTTTTGTATTTTAAAAAATGAAAGAAACAAAATTTTTGGAAAATATCATAAGGTCGGAAATGCCTACTCCCGATGAAGTTTTTGGAAAAGAGGAAGAAGAAGATGAAAGAGAGGAAGACGAATGTCTTGACGAGGAGGAGGAAGAAGAAATTGAAGAAGATGAATAAAGTAATAATAGAAATAAAAGTGATTTATAAGGACGCTTACGGGGATAGCCAAATGGTTAAAAGAACTTCGGAAGGTTTTGAATCGGCGGCGGAATCTCTTGCTAAACTGGAACTGGCGATAGATAGGGAAAAACAAAATAAAGTATTAAAAGAAGAATAAAATGAAACTTAAGCAATTTTTGGAAGAACAAGGAAAGAATGCCTACGACTACACAGCCAAGCAATTAAAAAATATCTCTTATCTTATTAGAAACTTCAATCGGGCAGAATACAAAAATAAAATGAGATGGGCTTATGCTTTTCAGTTGTCAAAGTTGGGGATAGGAAGCGCGCTTGAAGAACAAACGGAAATTAAAAGGCAGGATATAGAAAATCAAGGATATAAATGGGGAGAGATAAGAGAAAGGTCGCCACACTATCAAGAATAATAAAATGAAAAAACTAACTAAAAAAATAGAGATAGCTAAAGCAAGGACTTTGAAAATAAATCTCGGAGAATACCAGTCGATAGACTATTTTTGCTCCGCTAAAATAGAAGTTGATATAGACAAGGCGGAAGAAGCGGGAAAGAAGTTGGAAGAGTTTATTAGAAAAGATATTGTGGACGATGTTAATAAAACTTTGAAAAATTGGGCGAAGCAAGTAAGCAAAGAAACAAAGGATAAGATATTAAACGAAGAAGTTTAAAATTAAATAAATAATAAAATGAAAAAAGAAGATATAAAATTAGAAGGTTTGGAGGGGTTTGAAGAAATTATCCCGCAAATGGACGATACTCCTGTTTTTTCTTTTGAAAAAGAAGGAGATGAACTTCAAGGAATAATCACGGAAAGAACTAATAACACCGGAAAAAATAAGAATTCCACTATTTATAGAATAAAGACGGATAAAGGCGATTTAAAATTTTGGGGTTCTGCTTTGCTTGATGACAGATTGGCTGATATCACGGACAAACAGCAAGTGAGAATAGTTTATCTTGGAAAAAAGATGGGAAAAAAGAATGAATATCGGGATTATGTCGTGTATGTCAAAACAAAATAAATAAGCAATGAAAACTCCGAGAGAATTAAGCGAAGAATTATTGGAATTATCAGCCAGTTATTATTCTAAGACGGAGGTAGCAACTGCTTACAAAAACCCTACAAATATGAGAAAACTACAATCACCAGAATACGCAAAACAAAATATCATCAATAATTACAAAGCCAATTATACTGGCGACCACCAGTCGTCAAGCGATGTTGAATTATTCTTAAACAATGCATTAGACCAGTTTGAAAAAATAGTTAGAGCAGATTGTGTTTATGATAGAGATAAACAAGACGAGGCAGTAAAAAACCTATTCAGAGATTATCTAAAAAACACTATTGAGCAAAGACGACAAGAGTTAGAAACAAAGATTGGAGATAGTGAAATGTTAGACAGTGAGGCAGGTTTTATGGCAGGACTTAATTGGGTTAAAGCTAAAATATGATTAACACAAAATACATACAAGATAGATTAAGAGGCACAGACGATTATACATTCATATCCTCTAAAATGGGAGAAGTTTGTGTCGCTCATCTTATAGAAAGTGTTTTAGAAGTCATACCAGATACCGATAAGATAGTTATTGAATTAGGCAAGATTTTAGTCGGTCGTCAGAATACTGATATTTCCGATGATGATGTAAGTCTATGCCGAATGGCTATTGAGAACAAAAGGAAACAGGACGAGTCAAACTACATAAATTATTTAATAGAAAGAAATGAAAAGGAGAAAATAAGAATTTTGACAATCCTAGATAAATATATTGTTAAAGATAGCCCATTGTGCGAGCAAAATGTATTGATAAATTTAATTAAAGAACAATTATGAGTATAGACAATAACGAAACTTGGTGGTGGGGATATTTACATAAAGACGGCAAGATATTCTCTAAGAGATATTTTTCCCAAGATGATATTGACGAAGCCAGCGAAAGCCCTTTTGTTAAAGATTATTTCGGTCCGTTCAAATGTTATGGGAAAGAAGATGCCGACAACATTCTAAAAAAAGCATTTAATCAATAATCTATGGAAGAAAAAATATATCATTGCGACATTAAGAATAGAGAGCATTCTCGAGAGGTTAAAAAATACAAAGTGCCAGTAATGTTTGACCACGACCAAGAGGACGGAAAGTCAAAGACAGAGCCATATTATGAAACATACCAGCTGGACTTATGCAAAGATTGTTATTGCTTTATGCTCAAAGAACACAAAATAATCTATGCTTATGGGGCAATGGGATATAATACTTATACTTTATGAAAAAAATCTGCAAGTATTGTTCAAAAGAAATAAAGGGAAAAGCAAAGAATTACGACTATTATTATTTTTGCAACAACATTGATTGTGTTGATAAATATCTAAATGAGCCAGAAAAAAAGGATATTTGCGAATATTGGGTAGGTAGCGAAAGATGCACAGACAAAAAAGTGGAGGAATTAAACATACTTCTTGATTTAAAAGCGGATAACTGGGAGAGATTGAGGGAAGGAACAAAATCTGATGCTTCCTGCGACCGGAAGTGGGAAGCATTGCCGGAAGGAAGGAAAGAAAGAAGATTGCGGTTTTATTTAAAGAGTTTAGAAAAGAAAATGTCGGCAATTAAAGCAGCTATTCAAGTTTTAGATGGGGAAGCCAGAAATATGTTTTAAACACTGCTTTATTTATTATATACATTAACATAGGTTAATATACAAAATGAAAATAAAAACATTAAAAGAACAATACGAAATCCTTAAAAAATACTTTCCCGAGCACAAGTTTGAGGAACCGAAAGAACTTCCCAAACTGCCGGAAGGGGCGGAAGGCTGGTTTCTCATTCCAACACTCAGGGGAACCTATCAAGAAGCATTACAGAAAGTTTTGGACGCTATCAAGGAAGATAGAGGAGACAATTTTGTGAGCTATCCCGATATTTCCAAAATAGAAGGATACATTCAAAATAACTTGGTGTTAGATTGTCCGAGAGCGGGAGATTTCTTTGTCTATCCGGCTCAAACGGGAGAAAGATACAGGAGAAAATCAGTTAAAGAAGTTAGAGACAATCTTCCGAAAAATGAGTTTCTGCTAAATAGCTATGAAGTGGGATGTATCTTGCTTTCTCACTCTGAGAGATTGAGTAAGTGTGAGAATTTATGGATTGATTGCGCTGGAGATAAGTATACTGGCGGGGATGGCGGCTTCTCGCACGCTCCGTGCTTCTACTTCTACGACGGCTTGGTCAGGTTCGGCATGGGCTGGGTCGACAGTGCGGATTCGTACTATGGCTCGGCGAGTGCTTTTCTATCGAAAATTGATGATAGAGGACTTGATACTTTTGACGCTTTGAGTGTTGAGTCCCGCTTAAAGGACTTGGAGGAAAAGGTCGATAATCTGTGGAGGTGGAGAGAAAATCATTAAAATAAAATGCCTAAACAAAATAAAAAAGAAGGGATAAAATCAAGATACCCACTGGGAGAAATAGAATTAAGAGGAGGAAGATTATATTTAATTAACAGGATGAAAAGAGGTAAAATTGAATTAGATATAACTTCTGTATGGCACTTTTTCAATGAGGTAAAAGATTTTGAGAAAAATCCGATACCGCCAGATGAAAATTAAAAAACAAAAATGCCTAAACAAAATAAAAAGGAGATGAAAGAACATTTATGGGATAACGAATTAATACCAGCACATAAACTCGATAGTCAGGGTAATTTAAGAGAGATATTAGGTGTTGTATATTGTAAAAGAAAGAAATGTGTGGCTTGTAGAGAATATGACTATCCAGTCGGAACAAATGGTATAAAATTAAGCCAATTTACAAGAGAATCTAAAACAGAATGTAAAGGTATTTAAAAACTAAATAAACCAAAATGCCAAACAACCAAAAAATGAATAAGGGAGAGTGGGAAAAGTGGAAAAATAACTTTTGTAATCATATAAGTGATTGGAGTTTTAATACTGCTTTTGATGAATTAGGAAGAATGAAAGAAATAGTCCGCCAACAAGCCCTTGAAGAAGGCAAAAAAATGGGGAGAGAGGAACTTATGACTAACTTATTTAACTAAAAATGTCTAAAAAATTAACAGTACAAGAAATAATTAAGAATACAGATAAAATAGTGGAAAGAGAAAGAAAGAATAAGATTAAACATCAACCTCTCTCTATTGAAGAAAAAGTGTTAAAGGTCACAACCAAAATAAAAACATCAGGTGGGTTTTGCGGAGGAGACAATAAAAAACAAAAACAATGAGTTCAACAATACCAGAAGACGGCGTGAGTAGTGTGACAGTAGAAGAGCCAAAAGACCAAATTGAAAATTTATTTACTTATCACGCTCCAACAGAGGAACAGAAAGAAGCGTATATGGTAATTAGGGAAAAAGCGATGGAGTTTGCCAGAGTTATTGATAAAAATTGTCCAGAAAGTCCAGATAGAACAGCAGCTATTCGTCATTTAAGAGAAGCTGTAATGACTGCTAACGCGGCGATAGCAACAGAAGGTGGGTTTTACAGATAATAATTAATTTCTCCTCCACAAAGCCCGTCTGATAAAAAGGTCAAAATAAATAATAAAATGATAGAAAAACAATACATAGTTCAAAGAAAAAAATACATACTTAAAAAATGGTTTTTTAAGGAATATAGTTTTGATGATAAAGAAGAAGCGATAATAATGGCTAAAAAACAGGAAAAAAATAAGAATGTGAAGGATGTTAGGATATTTGAAGTTACTACTGATAAAAAAGAGATTTACTTAGAATTGGAGTAGATAAAAAATTCTTAAGATTATTTAATAGTATCTGTTCAATTGCGAGGACAAAAATCTATTGAGCGATATAGCATAGATTTTTGGGAGAAAGATAATAGAACTTATGACTAATTTATTTAATAAAATGCCTAAACAAAATAAAAAAAAGAAGTTATCAGAAGACCAGAAAGCAATGCTACGGGTAGTGATAGCCGCCAATAATTATGCTGAAATTATGAGAATTCAATCTAAGAAAGACAGCGAAGAATGGTTTTTTGAGCAAGTGGAAAAAATTATCAATGACGAGTATTAAAAAATGCCAAACAACCAAAAAATAAATAAGGGGGAATGAGAAAAAGAAGTGTATCAAATAGCAGTTTCAGCGGAATATGCCGCAGATTTAGTTAAAATTATTAGAAAGGAAATATCCCAAGCCCTTAAAGAAGGCAAAAGAATAGGGAGGGAGGAAGAAAGAAATAGGTTGATTGAATTAAATAGAATACATAACAAGGGAATGATATTAGATAAAAAATAAACAAAGATGACTAAAAAATACATAACAATAGGAATAATAGTTTTAATTTTAGGAACTACTTTCTTTTATTTAAAACAAGAAGAAAAAAGGGAATTAGATATGGATTTATCTGATTTAGAAAAGATAGAACAAGATAAAAGGATAGCAGAATACAAAGAAAAATACGCTCATTTCTTTGATGATTGGAAAATAAAGGATGGAGGTTTTTGTGTTTCGGGATATATAAAAGATGAAAAAACATTCGAAAAGTTAAAAGAAGAATGTAGTAGCTATCTTATTTCTCCTGATGGAAACTATAAAGTAAGTGGAATGTATATAGGTGGATTAGAAGATATGGGAGAAAAAAGTTTTTTAAGAGCATTATCGCATGAAGAAAATGAAGCATTGTATATTTTGTATGATGATAAATGGAATAGGTATCTTTCCGAGAAAAAAGAGGAAGAAAAAATTATACAGAGAGCTAATTTTGAGGAGTTATTAAAATTAATAAGATAATTTTAAAATAAAATATGGAAATTAATTATTATTAAAATAAAAAAATATGAAAGAATTTGAAGAATTTAAAAAAGCGATGATTGGGTTTTCTATAGCTATGATTGTAATACTAATTACTATTTTATTCTTTTTTATTGCTATGCCTTGGATTAGTGCTTTTAGTGATTTAATGGAATATAAATCAAATAAATGGGTCTGTGAGAAACAAGGAGGAGAATATCATCAGGTTAATAAAGAGTTTTACAGCACTCATGAATGTTTATTAAAATAAATTGATTACAATTAAAATTAGTGGTATAATTAAATTAAATGTCAGGATATAAAAGCAAAAAGTATATGGATAAAAAAATACAAGAGGAAAATGAGAAAAAAGAAAAGGAAATGAGGGAGAAATTAGATAATTTTATTAAAGAATATCGGGAGCTTTCGGCAAAGCACCAAATAGATATTTACGCCAGATTGAGGTGGGAAGAAACAGGGATATTTGCCGAACCGGCTTTCAAGTTCTTGGATATGAATAAAGACCAAGAAGAAAATAAACAACAAGAAGATGCCGGTAAAAATACGGAAAACAAATAAGGGATACCGAGTTTCCACTCCTAATGGGATAAAAGCGAAAAATACCATCAAGAATAAGGCGGAGGCGCAAAAAAGACTGCTTAACGCGGTAGAACACGGGTGGAAACCAAATAAATAATGGATAATTTATTCCTTCAAAAGATGTTTTCTCTTCCGCAAGAAGAACATCCCGAGCGCTTGTTTGTTTTAAATGAAATTGAAGAAATTAAGGATAAGCTGATATTGGATATAGGATGCGGGAAGCATAAGACGATAAGAGAGAGCGTGGGAATAGATGTGATAGACGGAGCGGATATTAAAACAAGCGGAGATGATTTAAAGAGAATAGGGGATGAATGGGCTGATGTTATCATATCAAGGCACAGCTTTGAGCATATTCTAAATAGCGTAAGATGCTTAAAAGAATGGGCGCGGGTGTTAAAGAAAGGAGGAAAGGCGATAATAATACTTCCAGACCACGAATATATAGACACAATGGATTTCAGATTATCACAGGGACAGCATCTCCACGCTTATACAAGGGAGAGCTTAAAGTCTCTTTTGCTTTTAATGCCAGAGTATGATATAATTAGTCAAGGAGATTGTATTAAAGATTGGAGTTTTTATACAATTTTAATTAAAAAATAATGCGCTATATATGTTATTGTTTATAATTATAGGAGGAATTATATTTTTGGAGTTATATTTTATTGATAAGTTATTTTCTCGCGCGGATTATTCATTTTTAGATAAAATTGAGAATTTAAGGATTTTTACTCCGAAAGATAAAATGTATTCTAAAGAGGAAACTATTAGGATTGAAAAAAATCATAAGTTAATAGATGAGGTTGAAAGTATGTATAGAGCAGGTAAAATAGATGCAAGTGTAATAACATCAGTAATAAAGTAAACTATACAATTAGTCAATTATAATGGGTTATGGGAATGCCGGGAAGAAAAAGCGCTATAGAGGAATTAGAAATAGTTAAAAGATATTCTGAATTATCTCCTCTTTTTTTTAAGTTTTTAAAGGAAATGTTAGAGAGTAAGGATAAAGGAGATAAAAAATGGGCGACTGAACAATTAGGGAAAGCTTATACAAGGATGATACCGCAGACTTTGCAAGGAGGAGAGAGCGATAGACCTTTAATTATTCAGATAGCGGGAGAGGTCAAAGATAAATACGATGCCAAAACTAACAACACCACAAGCGGAAATAGCGAAGGACAAACACAGATTTAGAGTAGTATGCGTGGGAAGGAGGGGAGGAAAGACTACTTTAGCAGTAGAAGAGATTAAAGGAATAGCGATTTACAAGGAGAGCAGGATTGCTTATATTGCTCCGACTTATCAGCAAGCCAGAGACATTGCTTGGCAGATGCTGGTTAAGGAATTTAAGAGTATAGCGGTTAAAATAAACGAAAGCAGGTTGGAACTTGAGGTAAAGAACATTAAAAACACGACATCGCTCATTCAGTTAAGAGGTTGGGAGAGCATAGAGACGCTACGAGGCCAGTCTTTTGATTTCTTAGTGATAGATGAGGTGGCGAGTATGCGTAATTTCTGGGTTAATTGGCAGGAGGTGTTGAGACCAACGCTCACGGACCGAAAAGGGGAAGCGTTATTTATATCCACACCGAAAGGATTTAATCACTTTTATGATTTATACAATACAGAGTTAAAAGACAAGGATTTCAAGAGTTTTCATTTCACAAGCTATGATAATCCATACATACCAAGCGAGGAAATAGATTTAGCTAAAAATCAGATGACACCGGATAGGTTTGAGCAGGAGTATCTGGCAAGCTTTAAAAAGACGGAAGGATTGGTTTATAAGGAGTTTTCAAGAGAAAAGCACCTATATGACACTCTGCCTGATGGAATTTATCAATACATAGCGGGAATAGATTTTGGTTATAGGAATCCGGCGGCGGTAGCTCATATTTATTTTAACGGAGAAAAGTATTATTTAGAGGATGAATGGTATAAAAGAGAGCGGACAGACACGCAGTTGGCTGAATATGTGAGCGCTTGTAAGTTTGAGGAAGTGTATCCTGACCCTGAAAACCCCTCCGCTATAGAGGAATTGCGGAATAGAGGAGTAAATACAAGAGAGGTGATAAAAGGGAAAGACAGCATAATAGCTGGTATCCAGAAGGTCAGAGAGCTTTTTCTTAATAATAAATTCCTAATCAATCGCAAATGTATCAATACTATTTATGAGCTTGAAACCTATTCTAACGATGAAAACAATGCCGAAAGGAATGAGAATGAGAAGCCGATAGATAAGAATAATCATTTACTGGATAGCATAAGATATGTTGTTTCTATGACTTGGGATATAAAACAGCCGACCAGACACGATATTTATAATTTAGAACAAATAAGAAAAGAGAGGAGAAATGAATTTGTCTGATAAAAAACAAGAAACGCTTGGAGAGGAAATGTCAAGAGAGTTTGAGAAGATTTATAATTCCTACATTGACCCGATAGAGAGAGAAAAAAGAAGGATAAGGAAGAATAGGGAAGAAATCATAAGCGAAAAAGAAAGTGATTTTGGTTTTTTGTAAAATTATGTTATAATTAAAACAAATGGAATCATTCTTTAATAAAATAGAATCGGAGATAAACAATTACACCACGCAAGAAGTTGATATTTCCGATGGCGTGAAGTATTCGCAGTATAAGCTGGCTAAAAGAATCTCTCTTTATCAGAATCAAATTTATCCTAAGGGCAAAGTTGATTCGCAAGGAGACTACAAGTATTGGTTTGACATTACTTCTCCGCGCGTAAACTCTGAAATAAAGAACATAGACTTTGACACGAAAGATATTACTATCTACTCAGAGAGCAAGAATGACGCCTTAGCTGTCCTTTTATCTAATTTAGAACTTTCTAAATGGCTTAAAGACAACCATAAGGGAGAGGAATTAAATGACAACATAGAAGAATTTTCTTCTTGGGGCAATGTGGTGTGGAAGAAGGTCAAAGGAGGATATGAGGCGATTGATTTGAAGAATTTCTATGTTTTGAACCAATCGGCTAAAACTCTTGAGGAAAGCGATGTGATTGAAAGGCATCTCTTAACACAGAGCGATTTAAGAGCAAAAACAGACATTTGGAAGAATGTGGAGGAAGTGATTAAAACCTGTGGAAACAAGTTTTTCTCCAAGACAGAGAAGTCAGGCAAGATTGATTCTTCTTCCCCTTATTATGAGATTTATGAAAGAAACGGAGAGGTCTCGGAAAAAGAGTTGAATGAGTTAAATGGCAAACAAGGAGGAAAAGACGACAAGTATGTTCTCTCTAAAGTTATTATTGCCGGACTCCGAAAAGGAGAAAAAGGAGGGAAGTATGTTTTATTTGCTGAAGAGATTGATAAAAAACCATACAAAGAAGCCCATAGGGGAAAATACGAAGGAAGGTGGTTTAGAAAGGGATTATATGAAGTTCTCTTTGATTGCCAGACAAGAGCCAATCAGATAGGCAATAACCTTGCTAAAGGGCTGGAATGGGCTTCAAGGACTATATTTAGGACTTCTGATACTCTGATTATTCAAAATACTCTGACTGATATGCGTAGCGGAGACATTATTAAAGCGAAAGAATTGGCTCAAGTGGAGGTGCGTATGCAAGGATTTGACCAACTCGTTAATGATTGGAATAGGAACATCCAAGTGGCAAATGAACTGGCTAATTCGTTTGAAGTAGTCTCTGGAGAAAGTATGCCATCGGGAACTCCTTTTCGTTTAGGAGCTTTAATGAATCAAAACGCTAATAAACTCTTTGATTTCTTAAGGGAAAAACTGGCTATAGCATTATCTGATTTAATTGATGAATGGATACTGCCTATTTTAATGAGAGAGATAAGAAGCAAAGAAGTCATAGAATTGACGGGAGACGAAGAACACTTGAAGGAGTATTACAAAATGGTGGCAAAGGCGTGGTATTTGAATAACCTCTTGGCTCTTCCTCCGCACTCCATAGAGGAAGGAGAAATTATAATGAAACTGAAGGAGGAAGAAATGGCAAAAAATGAAGAAACTACCCTTAAAATGGAAAAAGGATTTTGGGATAGCTTCAAACCGAGAGCGAGAGTGATTATATCGGGAGAAAATGTTAATCTTCTTTCAGAGTTGGAGAGTTTGTATTCTTTCATCCAATTGGAAGCCGACCCGGTAAGAAGAACGGCTTTGATAGAAATAGCGATGCAGAAGAAAGGAATAGACATAACTTCTCTTCCAAAGAGTCCGCCACAGGGGGTTCAGGCGCCACAAACAGCAGAACAGCCTAAAATACAAGGTCAACCAGTATTAACCACTTAAAATGACAAACGACATAAAAAAGATACTGGAATCAGAAGCGGGAAGAGAAATGAAAAACTTTCTGCTCTCTAATTATTCTAAATTAAACAGCTTAGAAATGGTGAAAGAATGCGATAACGCTGAAGAACAGGCGATAGAGCTGAAAGCGACCAAGAAAGCGGTTAAAATACTTGGGAACATACTGGGACAAATTGTAGATTTGGAAAATTCAGAAGAAAATAAGAAGTCGGACAAAGATAAATTATATAACTTATAAAATGATTAAATGTATTTGCGGAAAAGAGTTTGATTCGGAAAGAGGATTTAAAATTCATTCTTCCAGAATGGGGGAGGGACATACAAAAGAAATGCCCGTAGAGGCGATAGAAGATGAAAGTAGTATCAATATGCCAATAGAAGAAGAAAAGGTCGTAGAATCAAACAAGATAGATGTGATTGACCCAAAGAAAACAATCGCTGATGTTGTTATTCCTAAGACGGGAGAAGTATTGATAAGTTATGACTTTGAAAGACACGGAGAGCGTTTTGCTGAATATGCTGTCGGAATGGCAAGAAAGAAAGGTATGGAAGTTCGTTTTAGATAAAATAATATGGCAATAAAACAAGTAGCTAAAGGAGTTTTTGAGTTTGTTTCTAAAACTGCCAAGACAGCCAAAAAAGTTGTTAGAAAGGCGGCTGATGCGACAATAGGAAGAGCGATAGATGAAAGTATAGACCAATTATCCGGTCTTGCTAAAGAGCGGCAGTTTATTAAAAGCGAACAGTATAAAAAGTTATTGGAAGCGCATCCTGATATGGGACAAAGTTATTACGACCAATATGCCCGCAAAGCGGAAAAACTTTACGGAAAAGATTGGCAGAAAGAAGAAAAAAAGAAAAGTTGGTAGCAGTTTGACAATTAAACAATAAAACGCAATAGAGGACGGCTTTGTCCTGCCTTTTTTGCGTTATATTGCGTTTCGCAAAGAAGGTAGAATCAAGCCGTCCAAGAAGGACGGTTTTTTTATTATAAAAATAATAGGCATATAGCCAAAAACAAAAAAATGGAAAATATCCAAAATGAGGTTCAAGAACCTAAAGAAAACTTGATAGAGGAACAGGAACTCTTAAAAGAGCCTGAAGCTGATTCAATTAAAAGTTCCGTGATTGAAAAATACGGGCTTAATGAGGGAGTTGATGATGATTTAATCTCTAAACTTACCGAAGAAGAAATCAGCCACAAGAAGTCTTTAGCGACAGCTATCAAACAAAAGATAAGTTGGCGGACTAAAGCGAATACTCCGAAAGAGGAGAAAAAACCAGAGGATAAACCTCAACCTCTTTCTCCGGTTAATCCTGTTTTTGACGATAAGATAATAGACCAAAAACTTAACGAGAAATTGGAAGAAAGGGAGCTTGAGTCGCTTGATATAAGCGATGAGCTTAAAAAAGAATTAAAAACCTACGCCAAAGCCGCTAACCTCACTGTGAAACAGGCTCAAAATTCGGATTACTTCAAATATCTGAAAGATAAAGAGGTTGCCAAACAGAAAAGCGAAGAGGCTTCTATCGGCGGAAAGCGTAGAACTATAACTCAAAATGATTTTTCTTCCGTTAAACCTAATGATTTTGACCTTTCTACTGAAGAAGGAAGAAAGGAGTATGAAAACTTTAAGAAATGGAGAAGCGAAAACAAGTAGAGTTATGGCTTAAAAATTAAAATTATAAATGGCTTATATTTCAAATCTTGCTTCTCAAGACCTGACAGTGTTTGATCCGCAGGCTTGGGCGGCAGAGATGCAAAAAACCTACTTTAAGGAAAATGTGGCGAGAGCTTTCGTTAATGAAAGTTTAGCTTCAGAACTTACAGCAGGAACAAGAATCAATCGCCCATACCGAAAGACTCTTGTTGGCACGGATTACACGAAAGGCACATCAATTTCTTCTTGGAACGCTCTTGGCGGAACCAATGAGTATCTTGATGTGGACCAGATTAAAATTGTCCCTTCTTATGTTGATGATTTAGACCAGCTTCATAATAAATGGGATATGGCTATGTTTGCGGCGGCTGATTCTCAAAGAGCATTAAATAACTTGATAGACCAAAAGATTCTTTCAAGGTATTCGGATGCCGCTACTTACATTTCCGCTCAAGACTTGGGCGGTTCGGGAACTGGGGCTTATGCTGTTGGTTCTTCAAACATTAAAAATCTTTTCACGGTAGCGGACAGAAACCTCAATCTTTATAACAGAGGATTGAATAATCGTTTTGCTGTTATCGGACCGAGATTGTTAGAGCAGATTAAACTTGACGTTTCTAATCGTGAAACGGCTTTTGGAGACAAAGTTTATGATAATGGCTTGGTTGGACCAAGATTCGGGTTTGATATTTATTTGTCAAACAACGTTCCGTTTATAGCGACTATAACGTCATCTTCTATTCCGGTTGATGGAGAAACATTCACTATTGGAGGAGTTGTCTTTACTTGGGAAGCTCACGGAACAGCTTGTTCTACGGCGGGAGAAGTTGATATTGGCACCAATGAAGCGGAAGCATACGCTAACTTGGTTTTAGCTATCAACGGAACAACGGCTGGAACAACATCAACCTACTGCGATGTTTCTGATGATGACCGAGAGTTCCTTCAAATGGCTGGAATTTCTGCGGCGTTTGATACGCATACTTTGACTATTACTGGTTATGGCGATGTGCCGATCACGGAAACAACGACAAACTGCGCGGTAACTACCAACATCCAGTATCCGATTTTCGGAGTGAAAGGAGCGATTGATTTTGTGGCTCTTAAGGAACCAAACGTTGTCTTTAGACCTTGCGAAAACTTGCTTGGACGGAAGATTTACGCTTGGACGAACTATGGAGTAAAGACATTCACAAAAGAAAAGAAATCTCTTGTGTATGCCAAAATAGACACCAGTTCTTGGTTATAAACGCATAAAAAGTCGGTAAGAGTGTTTGAAAAATAACACCTCTTAAAATAATTAAGACAAAAATTAAATGAAATTCTTTAATCGTGCGTTAGGAATAGCTGGAGAACCAAGAGTGATAAATAGTATTGCTTTAATCGTTACGGAATACGATTCTAATAGCAATGTATTTCGTTGCAAAGGAGCGACAAAACCAACCGATGGTTCTGCTGGATTTGCGGTAGGAGCTGTTTGGACAGACACAGATTCTGGTGTTGGTTCAACTTTCTACATCAATGAAGGTTCAACCACTTCTTGCGACTTCAATGAAGTGGGAGCAGGAGCGATTGGTCCAACTGGATATACCGGCTACACCGGAGCAACTGGTTATACTGGACCACAAGGGACAGCTTCAACTGTGACTGGTTATACCGGATACACCGGAGTAACAGGATACACCGGATATTCTGGGGCTAATTCCACCGTAACCGGTTATACAGGGCCAACCGGATTCACCGGTTACACAGGAGCTCAAGGTTCAATAGGACCTGCTTCAAATGTGACTGGCTACACTGGACCAACCGGCTACACCGGTCCAACCGGATATACAGGTTATTCGGGAGCAGACTCAACTGTAACCGGGTATACAGGCTATACCGGATACACCGGATATTCAGGAGCAAATTCCACTGTTACCGGTTATACCGGACCGACAGGGTATACGGGCTACACCGGAGCAACCGGATACACCGGATACACCGGAGCAATGGCAACAGAGATAGTTACTTTGGATTTTGGAGCGGCTGTTACTCAAGCAACAGGAGCTTGCACTGCTGGTTCCACTGTCATCGGACAATATGTCTATAACATCACTGGAGCGCCAAGTCCTTCTCATTGCGAGTTGGAGGTTTCTGGCACGGTGTTATATGGAACTTTATCGCAAGAACCGGGCGTGGGTGATGGTGTTGGGATAAAGGTAGCTTTACTTCTGGCTTAACCAGATAGTTTTTGGCGGCTTTCTATAAAAAAACCGCCCCTTAAGGAATTAAAATTAAAAAAAATAAATAAAATGGAAGCATTTATATTTAGTAATATCACGGCGGCGGCTCCGACAACCTCTGTTTTACGAAGAGGTCAGGGTATGCTTCACGCCATAACAATAAACAAAGCGGCGATAAATGGAGTAATCGCAATTTATGACGGAATAGATGCTACTGGAACTCTAATTGGGACTATCACTTCTCCAGCAACGCTTCTCGCTAACCAGAACACGCTTATTTACGATGTTTGCTTTAACAAGGGTTTGACAATTGTGACATCCACAGCCGCTCAAGATTTAACCGTAGCTTATAAATAATTATGGCGGCTTGGACACCAGAAACAAAACATACTTCGTCTTTTACGGGACAAAACAAAAATACCGGAACTTGGGATAAAGGTTTAGGGCATCTTCTTCAAGAACTTGACGCTTATATTCTTCAAGAAAATGGAGGTAAGATTGTTCTTCAAGAAAGTTGGAATTTTGTCAATCCATCAACTTGGACGGGACAGACAAAGCATTAAAAAAATATGATACCGAAAAGAATCATTACTGTCTGGCTATCAAATAAAGAAGAGTTCCCGCCTCTTATTAAAAGATGCATTGATAGCCAAAAAATTGAAGGATACGAACATAAAATAATTAACCTTAATAATTGTTATAGAGGTTCTAATTATGTGAATGAAGCTCTTGCGATGGCGGAAAGAACGGGAGAAGCGAAATGGTTTGTGAAAGCGTCCGATTGGTTGAGGGCTTATCACATCTGGGACGAAGGAGGAATTTACTTGGATGCCGATATGGAAGTGCTTCCCGGAAAGAACTTTGACGACCTTCTTGATAATAGAATGTTTACGGAAAATGAAGCGTATGGAATGCCCGCCAATGCTGGATTTGGAGCAGAAATAGGGAATCCCTTTCTTAAAAGATATATGGATAGAATAGAGGAAAATTTTAAAGGAAGCGGGGATTTAGTGTTTGAGCCGGGAGTGAGAGCTTTTGCTGATTTAATGTGGATTGTCGACAAAGAAAAAGAAGGAATAAAAATATACGACACGGAATTGTTTTTTCCTTACAAGCATAGGACTAAAGAGGTGAATATAACTCCGAATATGAGAGTGTTCCATCATTATGCTGGTTCTTGGTATGACGATGGTTATTGCAAATTAGGGACGGACTACGAATTTAAAAAAGTATTTTAATAAAAACAATAATTAAAAATGAATAAAAAAGTTTCCATAATAATCCCGACAATGGGAAAAAGACCGGAAGGACTAAAGCGTTGTTTGGACTCAATAGAAAAACTCAATTATCCGAAAGAACTGATTGAAGTGATTGTGATAGAAGATAATCCGAGATTAGGACTGCCGAAAAGATTAAATGAAGGAATGAGAAAGTCAGTTGGAGAATTGATTGTCTTTGCTTCAGATGATACGGAATTTACTCCCGATTGCGTTAGGTTGGCGGAAGAAGCAAGCAATGAATACGATTTAATCGCTCTTAATACTGGAGTTGTTTATCCGGACGAAGGAAATATCTGCGAACACTTTATGATTAAAAAAGATTTCGTGTCAAAACATCTGAATGGAATGATTTTTGACGAAGAATTGAATCATTGCGGAGTGGATAATCTGCTTTGGGCGCAAGTTAAAAAATACGGGAAAGCTATCAGATTAGATACTGCTATCTTGAATCATTATCACTGGACAAAAGGAGCTCCGCAAGATGAAACATACCAAGTAGCTTGGGAAAAGGTCGGACAAGACAGGGAAACATTAAAAAGGAAACTTCAAGAATTAAATGCCTAAAAAGATTTTAGTGACTGGTTCAGCTGGTTTTATAGGAAGCCATATTGCTGACGTTCTTATTCTAAAAGGGTTTTCTGTTTATGGAGTTGATGATTTATCAGGCGGTTTTATGAGTAATGTCTCTAAAAGACAAAAATTCACAAAACTTGATTTGCGAGACAGAAAAAAAGTTGAAAAATACATCAACAAAATAAAGCCGGAGATAATAGTTCATTTAGCGGCTGATGCCACCGAAGGAAGAAGCCAATTTACTCCGTTTTCCGCTCTTGATAGAAATGCTTGCTCTTATCTTAATTTGATTGTTCCAGCCATAAAGAATGGATTAAAAAAGATGATTTTAACAAGTTCAATGTCTGTTTATGGAGGACAACAAGTTCCTTTTAGGGAATCAATGATACCGCAACCGGAAGATGTTTACGGATATTCAAAAATGTGGATGGAAGGAATAACAAAAGTGCTGTCAAATGTCTATGGGTTTAAATACACGATCATCAGACCGCATAATGTTTATGGAGAGAGGCAGAATTTATCAGACCCTTATAGAAATGTTATTGGAATTTTTATCAATCGCCTTCTTAAAGGAAAAGGATTTTATATCTATGGAGATGGAAAACAGGAAAGAGCTTTTTCTTACATAGATGATGTTAAGGAAGCGATGGTTAAAGCTGTTTTCTCGGAAAAATGCGATGGAAAAATAATCAATATCGGAGGAGAAAAAAATATCACTCTTAATGAATTAGCCGATATTGTTCTTAAGTCTTTCTTTGATGGAAAAATCCCGTCTAAATTAAAACCTAAATATCTTGAAGCGAGACCGCAGGAAGTAAAGTATGCCTACTCTAATCACGATGAAGCGAAAAAACTCGTTGATTTTGAAGAAAAAACATCAATAGAAGAAGGGATAAAAAAGATGATTGATTGGGCTAAAAAAATAGGAAAACAGGAATTTGTTTACTTGGATAAAATGGATTTGGAAAACAAACTTATTCCTAAAACTTGGAGTAAAAAACTTTTATAAATTTTTAATAATAAATATGAAATATAATCCAACAGAAAATAAAATAGAGGGAATGATGAATGACAATGAACTTATTTGGCTTAATGAAAAAGCCAGTGAATTTAATAGTGTTTTAGAAATCGGTTCTTGGATGGGAAGAAGCACGCACGCTCTTCTTACTGGATGTAAGGGTAAAGTTCACTCAGTAGACCACTTTCAAGGTTCGGCTGATCCGATAGAAACAGGAAATAAAGATGTCTATCCTGATTTTGTCAAAAATGTAGGGAGCTTTGAAAATTTAGTGGTTCATAAAAAACCGAGCTTGGAAGCGGTAAAAGAGATACCGGACAATTCAATAGAAATGGTGTTTATTGATGGCGGGCATCAATATAAAGAAGTTTGTGATGATATAGACGCTTGGAAAAATAAAGCAACTAAAATTCTTTCGGGACACGATATTCAAGCAAGCCAAGTAGCAAGAGCAGTCCACGATAAATTCGGGAAGACAGAGATAAAAGAAAGGATTTGGTTTCTTGATATGACTAATTCTTTATATCAAATGGCGGAAAAAATAAAAAACAGCGAGAATTTCAGTTTTGTAAAAATGGGAGACGGAGAAATACTGGCAATGAAAATGACGGAAGGGGAAAATTGCGATGGTCAAAAATACGGAGAGAAACTTCAAAAAGAACTGAAGGATTCTTATAAAAAACTTGGGAAAATAGACAATGTTTCTATCACTAAATGGAAACTGGGAATGAATAAAGAAAGAGAAGAACTGGAAAAAGAACTTGGAATAAAATGTTCTGCTGACCACGACCTTCTTCTTAACCGCAATAATGAACTCACTCCTTATCATTTTAATTTCTGGAAAGCGATAAAAGAAAGCAAGAGGAAAAAAATCTTTGTCGGACCGAAAAGATTGGAAGGAGTTGTCAAATTCTTGAATATAGACAAGTTTGTGGAAATTCCAGAAAAAAATGCTTTTGACTTCAATCCTAAAATAAAAGCGGAAGATAATGCGATTGTTATTTTTTCTGCGGGCATTGCCAGCAAAGTTTGGATTGGAAAATTATTAAGCAATAAAGGAAACATAACTTGCATAGATGCCGGCAGTTCTTTTGACCCGATATTTGTTGGAAATACAAGGACAAATCAAGTTCCAATGGATTTTTTAAAAAATTATTACAAGGAACTTTTAGAAATAGATAGAAAAAAGTTTTCGGTAGTGGTTATCGCTAAAAACGAAGAAAAAACCTTGCCTCATTTATTGGAATCGGTAAAGGGAGTTGATGAAGTTGTTGTTTGCGATACTGGTTCTACTGATAGAACGATAGAAATAGCGGAAAAATACGGAGCAAAAGTGGTGAAAGGTGATTTTAGAGAGATAGTCACTAAAGAAATGGCTGATAAAGTGAATGAACTTCCGAGAAAACACGGGGAACCTGATATTTTAACAGAAGGAGAAATGGCTTTTAATTTTGCTAAAGCGAGAAACTTTGCCGCCACGCAAGCAAGGAACGATATTATCTTTATGCCTGATTGCGATGAAGTAGTGGAATGGAATGTGGAAGAAGTGGAAAGATTATGGGAAGACGCGGATAGGTTGGAATATAACTTTATCTTTGCTTTTGACCACTTGGGAAGACCGGTAATTCAATTTCTACACAGCAAGTTTTATGACCGAAGGAAATATCACTGGATAAGAAATATCCACGAGATTCTTGTTCCTTTGATGTATACGAATAAAGTGGAAGGTTGGATGACTGATGAAGAACTTAATTTTCTCTATCACGCCAGCAAACAATATCAAACTATTGCTGAAATTGGTTCTTGGAAAGGAAGAAGCACGAATGCTCTTTTGGAAGGATGTCCCGGAGTTGTCACTGCCATAGACCATTTTGAAGGTTCGGCTGATGTTAAAGACGGCACGCACGGAGCAAAAGGAGTTTTTGAGCAATTCAAAGAAAACACCAAGCAATTCAAGAACTTAAAAGTAGTTAGGGCAGAAAGCGGAGAAGCAGCAGAAAAACTTAAAGACGCCAGTTTTGAAATGGTGTTTATTGACGGCGGGCATACCTACGAGGAAGTGAAAAGAGATATTGAATTATGGCAAGGAAAGGCGACAAAAATGCTATGCGGACACGATTATTCCGATGCTTGGCCGGAAGTGAAGAAAGCGGTTAATGAAAAACTGGGAAATGTAATTTCAGTGGGAAGCATTTGGATAAAACTGATTGAAGGAAAACTGCCTGATGTTTCTTTCAGAAATAAATTTACCGAGAGAATTTTATTGAAACATTATCAGAATCCCGGAACAGACAGAACACAATACTTAAAAGGATTGGCTATAGATAATTTTCAGAATGAATATAACGACAGAAATGCTCACTACTATGCCCGTGAACTTTATTACAGAGGTTGGCATAAATCAGCGATAGAGATATTTCAAAAGCATATAGATAATCCCGGTTGGCATACCGAACAGGGGCAGTCTTTCGTGTTTATGGGAAATTGTTATGAAAGATTGGGAGACCTAAAGGCGGCAAGACAATGTTATCTGCTTTCAATGGAAAAAGAACCGAATAGGAGAGAACCTTATATCTCTTTAGCTGGCGTTTATTACAGCAAACAAATGTGGAGTGAGGCGGAAAGATGGTACCGGATGGCGATTAGTATTCCAAAAAGCAATTATTACGCTAATAGCGAGGCAAATTACGGACATTTTCCATTAGGGCAATTGGCAGTGTGCTTGTTTTATCTTGGAAGAAAAGAAGAAAGTTTAGTTTTTCTTAAACAAGCATTGGTTTTAGACCCAGATAATGAAATTTATAAAAGAAATTTAACTTTCTATTAAATTATGGCTTCTGTAACAAAAAGTCCAGGAACTATGGCGGATTCGGCTGATGTCGGAACCGTAGCGTGGACAAATCCTGATAACGCTAAAGTGAGTGATGGTGTATATGCTGATGTTACTTTTAATCCAAATATAGGAATATCTCATTATTTAAAAGCCACTAATTTTGGATTTTTAATTCCAAGCGGAGCGACAATAAATGGAATTCTTGTGGAAATTGAAATGAAAAGAGCAATAAATTGTGACTTTGATGATAAATCAATTAAAATTATAAAAGCAAATGGTTTATTTGGTTCACAAGAGAAAAAAAGGGATGATGAAGTATGGTGGCCAGATACTGATACTTATATTTCTTATGGTTCTTCATCTGATTTATGGGGAGAAACTTGGACAAAGGAAGATATAGAAAATATAAATTTTGGAATCGGTATTTCTACTGAATCTCATGGAGGTGAATCTACGACACATGCTTATATTGACCACATCCGCATTACAGTTTATTACACAGGAGAACAAAAAAAAAGTCCTTTGCCAATATTTTTCCAACCATAATTAAATTAAAAAACAAATGAGTATCCTTGATAAAAAAATTTCAGATTTAACAACAAAATCTCCTGTAGATAGCGGAGATTATACGGTCATTGTTGATGTTTCTGATCCATTGAATTTAGTGACAAAAAAAGCGACTCACGCTGATTTTATGGGGGCAACCGGTTATACAGGATATACAGGATACACGGGATATACAGGACCAACTGGTTATACAGGTCCAAGTGGAGCAAATTCCACTGTGACTGGATATACTGGATATACCGGTCCAACCGGATATACAGGTTATTCTGGTCCAACGGGAGATACTGGAAATGCCGGAAGCAATGGAAGCACCGGATATACTGGATATACTGGAAATATTGGAGTAACTGGTTATACCGGATACACTGGAACAGGTTCAACTGGATATACAGGCTATACCGGATATACCGGATATACAGGATATACGGGTTATACCGGACCAAGTGGAACTGATTCTACTGTTACTGGGTATACGGGATATACAGGAACAACTGGTTATACTGGGTATACCGGATCAGGAGCAACTGGATACACAGGTTATACTGGATTTACTGGTCCATCTGGCGCTAATAGCACAGTTACTGGTTATACCGGATATACTGGTCCTCAAGGTCCTACTGGTTATACCGGAGATGATGGCAATGTTGGCTCAACTGGATATACAGGACCACAAGGAGCAACTGGTTATACGGGTCATACCGGATATACAGGGTATACAGGAGTTGGTTCAACTGGATATACTGGTTATACGGGATACACTGGATATACAGGAGCAGATTCAACAGTAACGGGATATACTGGATATACAGGACCGAGTGGAGCAGACAGCACTGTCACGGGTTATACGGGATACACTGGATATACTGGACCAAGTGGGGCTGATTCTACCGTTACGGGTTATACTGGTCCAACTGGATACACAGGATATACAGGACCTTCAGGAACAAACTCAACCGTGACCGGGTATACGGGTTATACCGGTTACATCGGACCATCTGGAGCAAATTCTACAGTCACCGGATATACCGGACCAACTGGATACACTGGGTATACCGGATATACTGGCTACACTGGAACTCAATATAGTTGGCAAGGGGCTTGGAGTGCTGGAGTTTATGCCGTTAATGATTGTGTAGAACATAATGGTTCTGGCTATGTTTGTATTCAAATAACTACTAATGAAGAACCAGGAGTTGATGTTGCTTATTGGGATTTATTAGTTCAAATTGGTCCAACAGGATACACTGGATATACGGGATATACTGGTCCAAGTGGAGCGAATTCAACTATTACTGGTTATACAGGTCCAACCGGTTATACCGGTTACACCGGATATTCAGGAGCAAATTCCACTGTTACCGGTTATACCGGATATACTGGACCAACGGGGTATACGGGACCAAGTGGAGCAGATTCAACTGTTACTGGTCCAACTGGTTATACTGGCTACACAGGACCAACTGGATATACCGGATACACAGGACCAACTGGATATACCGGATACACAGGACCTTCCACTCTTGTTGCTGGACCTACTGCTGACACAATTTCCGGAATAACAATATCTCTTAAAGCTAATGAAAATCAGGCATTAGGAGATGCTTGTAGAATAAATACTGATGCTGATGAAGCGGCTATTGCTAAATCTGATGCCATCGCCAATGCGGGAGCTATAGTTTTGGCTGGAGCAACAATAAGCGCTAATGATACCGGAACATATCTGGTTCACGGAGTAGCTCACTTACACACTCTTTCTCCTGCTTGGACTAAAGGTCAAATAGTTTATTTATCCGTTACCGGAACTACTACTAATACTTTGACGACAACCGCTCCGACTGGAACTGATAATGTCATTCAGATAATGGGGGTAGCTTTAGCGGCTGATATTTTATACTTTAATCCGCAACTGGTAATGGTAGAACATACATAAATATGATTAAAGACCTATTAGAAAATAGAAATTCTATAGAGCGAGCCAATATCAAGTCGGAAGAAATATCCAAACTTGATTTAAAGGGAAAGTTTGATAAAGGAGGTTATGAAATAGAGATAACTTCTCCGATTAAAAAGATTGACGGAGGAATAGAGTTTTACGCTAGGGCTTGGAAAAATGGCAAACCGGTAGGATTTGGGAAAGATGGGACAACTGAAACGGAAAGATTTAGGATATTTAATCCTGTAATAGAAGTTCCTGATGGGACAAAAAGGGAGATAGAAGCGACCTTGCCTGACGGAAAAAAGACAAAACACTTAATAGATAATTTCAAAGAAGATTTACCTAATTCTCTTAAGAGGGAATTAGCTCATATAATAAAAATAGCGGGGAGAGAAGATACTGAAATCATTTTAGGAAGTATCGGGCATACTACATCCACTTTTTATCCCGATGCCGGAACCGGTTCTACCACCGTTGACGGCAAAGTAATGCAAGACGGAGGAGCAAATACTTGGGCGACTATTATTGCGGCGGCTGGAAATGTGGCGGCTGATACAGCGGCAACAGATTATATTCCCTTAATTTATCCTTCCGCTACTACTGATAGATGGGTAGACTTATCAAGAGGCATATTTACTTTCAATACCGCAGTTATTAACACGGATGAAATTTCTTCCGCCATTTTTTCTCTTTATGGAGCCGATAAAACAGATGCCGGTTCAACCGGTTTTAGCGTCAACATTTATTCTGCCGCTCCCGCTTCCAATAATGTTTTAGTAGCCGGAGATTATGATTCTCTTGGAACGACCGCTTATTCCGATACTAATATCGCTTATGCCGATTTATCTTTAGCCGGATATAATGACTGGGCTTTTAACGCTACCGGAAAATCGGCTATAAATAAAACAGGCATTACTCCTATCGGGGTAAGAAACAATTTTGACGTGACGGCTACTCCGCCTAATTGGGGAGGGTCAGACCAATACTCCGCTTTTATTCCTTATATGGCGGATAACGGAAGCAATAAGCCGAAACTGGTAGTGGTTCACGCTCCTTCAACAAGCATTAAAAAAGTAGCAGGAGTAGCTTATGCTTCAATTAAAAAAATATCTGGAGTAGCTATCGCTTCAGTAAAAAAAGTCGCAAGCGTAGCTTAAATAAAATAAAAAATGACTTATGCACAGATTTTAGGTGATGTAAAATTTCTTATAACTGGTTCAACCTCTGGAACTTTGGATTATTCGGCGGGAGACATAGTTTTGAATGTCAACCGCTATTATGACGAAGTAGTCAGCAAGATTTTAAAATCAGACGGAAAGTGGGAATGGGACGATGATAATCAAACTACTCTCCCTGTGGCAACAACTAATGTTGTTTCCGGACAAGCTGATTACAATATCGCTTCCGATGATTTTCTTAATCTAACAAGACTGGAGATAAAAGATAGTTCGGGAACTTGGACTTTCCTTTATCCCATCTCTTATGAAGATAAAAAAGGAGTGGCGATGACGGAATGGGCTAAAACAAACGGGACTCCGCAGTATTATGATAAAGTGGGAAATTCGGTAATTTTATATCCAACTCCGAATTATTCTTCAACTTCAGGATTGAAAACTTATTATCAAAGAGTGGCTTCTTATTTTACTTCTGATGACACGACAAAAGAACCGGGATTTTCTCCTTTATTCCACCGCATTCTTTCTATGGGAGCGGCGATTGATTACTGCGTAGCTAACGGATTAAACAACAAACTTGCCGTTTTGACAAACCAAAAAAATATGCTTGATAACGCTTTGATTGATTATTATTCCAATCGCTCAAGAGACGAACAGCCGAGAATAAAGTTATACAAAGAAAGTTATGGGGTTGATGAAAATTATGAAGATGGTTCCATTGGACCAAATAGTTAAATAATATGGAAAAAAACGGATTTAAAATAACTCTAAAAAATTTCTATCAAGGATATGCTCCGCTCGCTCACCTTTCTTCGGTGACTGAACTCGGCAACGAAGGGCACGCCTCTCAAATGGTTAATGCCGATGTTCTTGGTGAAGTTTTACAACAAGGTCCCGGCTTGGCTAATTTGACTAACGGCACGCAAGCAGGAGTAGTGTCTGAACTTATAAATTATATTTTAGACACCCCTCCCGCTTCGGACTCCACTTACGGGATAGGAGCCACTAAATTATTTAAAATCAGTTCAACGGCAGTAGCGAGCGGTGGAACTCCATCTTGGCCTAAAACAATTACTTCCGCAACGGCGGGGAAAACAGTTGCTTACTTAAAAGGAGTTCTCTATTACTTCTTTAACACTTCTTCTGATAGCACGATTGGAAATTATGATTTAGCTTCTACTTTCAACGATGCTTGGCAGACGGGTTTAGTTAAAGCGACTTTAATTCCTGTTGCCGTCAAAGAAGATATAATGCTTTTCGGACACGGACGATATGTGGGAACTTATTTTTCAAACACAGCCACAATCAATAAAACAAAACTTGATTTTGGAACGAACACGGAGGTGGCTGATATTTGTTTTAACGCCAATCAATGGCTGATAGCCGTTAATAGCGGAATAACCGGAACAAACAGAAATCAATCTCAAATCTTCTCTTATGAAGCGGGAGCAACTACCACTTTATTATCAGACGAAGTTTCTGTAGGAGTTCAAAAAATAGGATGGCTTTATCCTTTAAATGGAGTGGTTTATGTAGCGTATCAGGATTTAAGTTTTTCGGGAGGTTATAAGATAGGTTATATTTCCGGCAGAAGAATAGAACCGCTTGTTAATTTTACGGGAAGTCTTCCCACTTACGCTCAAAGAACTCTTTATAAAGACACTATTTTGTTTTTATCAAGCGGGTTGGTTTATTCGGCGGGAGCGATCTCTCCGGAACTTCCTTTTGCCATATCGCAGTTGGCAGATGGAGGATACGCCACTTGCGGAGCGTTATCCGCTCCTTTTGGCACCCCAATGATTGCTTCTACAGAAAGCACTACTTATAAGTTAGCTCAATTTTCAAATTATGATGTTAATTCTTCTTGGAGGAGTATTACTATCCCAGTCATCAACGAAAAGATGAATGGGTATATTGATGAGATAGTAGTAAGAACAAATACTCTGACATCGGGCGCTTCTGCCGCTTTGCAACTTGAATTTAATCAAGGTTCTTCCACTTCGGAAACGCACACTATTACCACGACCGGAAAGAGAAAACATACTTTTAATGTTAATCAATCTGATATTGAAGATTTTAGAGTTTATATAAATTATGCCGGTAGTTCTACTACCGCTAATTGTCCTATCAAAGAAATAGTCGTTTACGGACATTATATGGAAAGAGGATAATATGCCTATCATAGATTTAACGCCAAAAGGAGTTAAAAATATACCTTCAAAGAATAAGGTTGTTTTGCCGGACGAAACAACTTCTCTCGGACAACAAGTAGGAGGTTGGACGATAGGAAGCAATGATTTGGCTAAAGGAAATGTTCGTCTTCAAGCCGACCAAGAAAGAATTTTAATCGGTTCAGCGACAGCTCCGCTTACAGGAACTGGTATTTTTATCGGACTGGACGGAGCGGACTATGAATTTAGAGCTGGTAATCCCGATACCGCTTATATCCACTGGGATGGAACTGCTTTAACCGTTTCTTCCATAACTTTAACCGGAGGAACTATCAAATACGGCAAAACTTCTTTTTCTGATTCTACAAATGCCGGTTATTATGTTAGTTCTGAAGGTCTTTATATCGGAGCGGCGGCGGATGCCACTAAATTAAAATATACTTTAGCGGATGCTTCTTTTGATTTTATCGGCACTATTTCTTCAAGAGCCACTTCTACGGTAGCGGGAGCGATAACGGCGGCAGGAAATTTTATAGACGCCAACTTGGATACTTTTTCAAGAGTTTTATTAAAAGATTTTACTTTCAGTCCAAGCGATTATTCCGGCGCCTTTAAGTCGGGAGACATTACTTGGAATACATCAACAGGAGCGATAACAGGTGGCTCTGGGGTTTTGATGTATAAAAATGGGTTGATTGGAGCTAATTCCGGCAACGCTACTTTTATTCTTGATGCCACTACAGGAAATGCCACTTTTGGCGGTTCGGTAGTGGGTGCTTCCATCAACATACCTGATGCCACTAATCCTAAATTTTCCGTTGACACTTCAGGAAACA